TCTGACAAATATTGAATATAACAAACATACAATTTGGCCTGAAGGATACACGCCATGAAACTAACAAAGACAATATTAAGACAGATCATAAGAGAGTCGTTAGAAGATGAAAATAATGATATAAAGACAAAACTATTTCAACTTTATTTTAATCCCGATTACCGACAACAAGCGATTGAACTTGCAAATAGCCTAGGTACACCTATAGATTATAACTTTTTTGTTGGTGTTAATTTAGCAGGGATGGATCTGCCATTTGCTGATCTGTCAAATATTAATTTATCCAGTGCTAATCTGAAAGGCGCTAATCTGAAAGGCGCTGTTCTGTCAGACGCTAATCTGCGAGGTGCTAATTTGAAAAAAGCTAATCTGCGAGGTGTTAATTTGAAAAACGCTAATCTGCGAGGTGCTAATTTGATTCGTGCTAATCTATCATCTGCTGATTTATCAAGTGCTAATATGACAGGCGCTAATATGACCGGTGTGAACTTAGAGAATGCTTATTTAAATCTTACGAACCTATCAAATGTAAATTTGACAAATGCAATATTAAATAATGCCTTCTTATATACTAGTAATACCAATAATGCTAATATGACAAATATTACATATAACAAATATACAGCTTTTGCACCACAAAACAAAAAAATAAAAGAATCCAAATACGGACCGGGGATTAATCTACAACCTAACTATGCCGGAAGGCAACCGGATTTTAATCAAAGTTTATCTGATAATATGTCAGCTTTTAAAGACGCAGTAAAATTTATTAATAATGTGGCTTTATATTATGGGGCAGTCGAAGGTGATGTAATTAAGACTAACCCATCAGATATAACACATAGATATTATAATACAAGAATAATTCCGGATGAATGGGTTAGAGGGGATAGTTCTGATCCTGAAATAAAATACGGAGGTTCATGGCAAAAACTATCCGAATTTAAATTGAAGGACTGGGTAACATATAGACACTGGAAGCCGATTGAATTAAATCGAGGTTATGGTAGAAATGTCAAACCCGTGCAAAAGGTTTGAACGTTGATTCAAGTTTTTAATATATTAAAAAAGTATTGGAAAGAGATTCTTTTATCTTTACTTCTAATCTTTCTTGTGTTAAAATCTAAACATGATATCAAACAGATGCGCGATAGTCATGCTGCTGCTGAACAAGCAATGATGGAGCAGATAGAAGGACTTAAGCAAATTCACGCAGATGAAATAGCAGAGCGAGAGAAGGCTCTGCAAGAATATAAAGAAAGAGTTGTCGAAATAGAAGAAAGATATATAAATGCGCAAGACGAAATAGAAAGACTTTCGCAAGAAGAAAGACAAGAATTTGTAAAAGACTTTTCACAAAACAAGCAAAATCTGATTGATGCTATAACCCAACGTTACGGATTTACATATGTACCTTAGTTTATTGATTTCGGCTGCTATTGCAGGAGAAGCAAAATTCACTTTTCTTAGCGCCAATGAGCCAGCCCCTTTTGAGGGGGTTTTGTTTGATCCAGAAGCGACAGCAGATTTGATTGTTGCCCCAAAAGAAGTGCAGTTAAACTGCGATTTAGAAATAGAATACAGGATTGATTTGTTACAAACAGAACATCAATTAACAATCCAAAATATGAACTCTAGATACAACGCGCTTAATGTGGAGTACCAACAGGCAATTAATGCAAAGGATTTACAAATCGAGAATCTGGAAACAGTTATTTCTTCCAATTCCGGTGTCAGCAAGTGGGTTTGGTTTACTGGAGGGCTAGTCGCCGGTACTGCGGCATCTTATTCGGCGTATAGGGCATTCAATGTCAATTAAAAATCCAGATAGAGTAGCTGCTATAGAGCAAGCAATATCAAAGAAATACGGCGAAGAGGCTATTCAAAATCCAAAAGCAAACTGGACAGAAGAAAAAGAAAAAGAATATCTCGAACAAATGAGCGAGATGTATAAGAAAATTAAACATAACGAAATTTCTGATGAGAAAATAGACATTAATGGTATAAAGGTATCCAAAAAACTATTTAATAGGGAATCTATGTCGCACTGTCCTGTTTGTGGTAGTGTACCAAAGAGAACTTTTGATGATGTCTGCTTAATTAAATTTGATTGTTGCGGACAATGTTATATAAAATATGTTGAGGGCCGAGAAGAAAGATGGTCAAAAGGTTGGCGACCTAATATTTAAATTAAGGAAACTAAAAAGTGAAATTATCAAAAACAAGACTTAAGCAGATTATTAAAGAAGAAGTTGAAAAGTTTTTAGAAGGACACGATGAACGTTATGAATATCTAGATACTTATACTAGCCACGAAAACCGTCAAAGAGTTGAAGACGAAGAAGCATGGGAAAGAGTTGGCGGCATGGGTTCTAGTACATATCGCAGACTTAAGACAATGCACAGAGATGCAGATATTGATCCAATGTCTGGCATGTCTGTTCCTCGATCTGGTGGAAGACCATACGATCACGATGAGGAAACCGATCCAATGTCTGGCATGCCTGTCTATAGAAAGAGAGAACGCAACCCGTTTAAATAAGGAATAACAAAATGGCAACTGTATATGAAATCGTTCAAGGACTATCACAAGCGGCAGCGAACGCTTATGATGGTGCATTAGACGAAAAAGGCGAGCCCTTGCTGGCTGGACTTAAAAGAGAAGAAGGTGATCCGATTCTAGATAAAAGAGTCATGGACGGCTTTGGTGTTCGCTTTTATGGAAATATGATGTGTCTATCATATCATTCAGAAGTTATGCTTAAAGAAGTTTATGCTAGCGGCTTCGAAGAAGACATTGAAAGACAGTTGGCAGAAATTGTAAAATTCCTCAAGAAAGAATACACTAAGATTACTGGCAATTCCGTAACTCTTACTAAAGAAGGCGAAGTCGATATTCTTGTTGAAAACTCTACTAGAGTTCGTTCTTGGGTTACAGCGAAGATGCATTATAAGGTTGGCGGATTAAACGAAGAAATGAATATTGATGGTGGATCCAAGGCTCCAGATGAATATTGGAAATCTTTCTTAAGCCAAGGCGGCTGGAATGGTAAGGGCGGAAAGCGTCCACAAAACGATACTCGTAAAAAGGAAACCAAAAAATGAAAGTAACAAAAACTAGACTAAAGCAGATTATCAAAGAAGAAGTTGAATTAGCAAACGAAGGTCTTGAAAATTTAACCCCAGAAAACATGCAAATAGCTCTAGAAGCTCTTAAACAAGTCGCTGTCAACTTTTCTCCTGCTTTAGCGGCTGCAATTGCTGCGGGTGCTTATTCTGGACTTAAGGATCGACTAGTTAAAACAGACACAGAGAATGAATGACTTTCAAGCTAGACAGAAAACAACGAGTAAGAGAAATATTAAAATGCGGGAAGGATCCGTCTTATTTTCTTAAGACATATGCGCGCATTTCTCACCCGTTGCACGGTCTAGTACCTTTTAATACTTATCCATTTCAAGATGATTTATTAAAAGACTTCAACGATTATCGTTTCAATATTATATTAAAAGCCCGACAGTTAGGTATTTCTACCATTACTGCCGGGTATGTTGTTTGGATGCTGCTTTTCCATCGCGATAAAAATGTTTTGGTTATGGCAACTAAATTTTCTACAGCAGGAAACTTAGTAAATAAAGTTAAGAAGATTATGAAAAATCTTCCAGACTGGTTAAGAATTGCCAGCATCGATATTGACAATAGAACTTCATTTGTATTATCAAATGGTTCTCAGATCAAAGCCTCTTCGACTTCAGGTGATGCTGGTCGTTCAGAGGCTCTTTCTCTTTTGGTTCTTGATGAGGCCGCACACATTGAAGGATTAGAAGAATTATGGACCGGCTTATATCCTACGCTGTCTACAGGTGGTCGTTGTATTGCTCTTTCTACGCCCAACGGTGTAGGTAACTGGTTCCATAAAACTTGCACAGATGCAGAGGCTGGCTCAAATAATTTTAAGCTTACAAACCTTCCATGGGACGTGCATCCGGATAGAGATAAAACTTGGTTTGATAAAGAAACTAAGAATATGTCTAGGCGTCAAATAGCTCAAGAGTTAGAGTGCAATTTCAATACTTCTGGAGAAACTGTTATTGATGGCGATGACATAGAATATTTATTAACTAAAGTTAGAGAGCCAAAATATAGAACAGGGTTTGATAGAAATTTCTGGATTTGGGAAGATTATGATCCTACTTGTAATTATTTAATGGTTGCTGACGTAGCTAGAGGTGATGGGGAAGACTTTTCTACATTTCATATTATAGAGTTAGAAACACTATCAGTAATTGCAGAGTATCAAGGAAAGCCGAATCCAGATATGTTTGCAGCAATGTTGAATCAAACTGGTAGAGAATTTGGAAGTTGTATGTTGGTTGTCGAGAACAATAACATAGGTTATACAGTATTGGACAAATTAATAGAATATCAGTATCCAAATATATATTATTCTATTAAGTCTACACATGAGTATATTGATCAACATCAAGCAGAAGTAATTAATAGTTCTGTCGCTGGATTTTCAACCAGTATGAAAACTAGACCACTTATCATAGCTAAAATGGAAGAGTTTATAAGAAATAAACTAATTAACATATACTCCGCTAGAACTATTAACGAAATGAGAACTTTTATTTGGAAAAATGGAAAACCACAAGCAATGAGAAGTTATCACGATGATTTAATAATGGCATTAGCAATTGCATGTTGGGTTAGAGACACAGCACTTCAAACTAATGCTAGAGATTTAAATTATCAAAAAGCTTTTGCTCAATCGATAATAACTTCTAAAACTTCTTTTAATACAACAATAAAAGGTCAAGCCGGCTATAAAAATGATAATATATTTGATAAAATGAAAGAAGCCGAAAATTTGTACAGTCAATATGACTGGATAATAAAGTGAGAATATTAAATGGCAAAAAAAAGAACCACCGGTAAAAATCCTAATAATCCCCAATCAGATTTATTTAAAGCCCTAACTAGGCTTTTTTCTGGCCCGATTATCAATTATCGATCACAGTCTGGTAGAAAAATACGCAGACAACACTTAGATAAATATAGTTCCAGATTTAAGAGTGCATCGGGACAACAATTTAAAAAATCTCTATATAACCCGTTGGACGTTATAGCAACAGACGCTATAGCAAATCAGAGAAGAACTGAGCGGTATATCGATTTTGATCAAATGGAATATACTCCAGAGATCGCATCAACGCTTGACATATATGCAGATGAGATGACAACTTATTCAGATCTGCGTCCAATGTTAAATATTAAATGTCCGAATGAAGAAATTCGAGCAGTATTAACGATTTTGTTTGATCAGGTATTAAACCTGCAATATAACCTTTTTGGTTGGAGTCGAACAATGTGCAAATACGGAGATTTCTTTTTATATTTAGATATCGATGATACATATGGAGTAAAATCAGTTATTGCTTTGCCTTCTCAAGAAATTGAAAGGTTGGAGGGTCAAGATTCTACTAACCCAAATTATTTGCAATATCAGTGGAACACCGGAGGGATGACATTTGAAAATTGGCAAGTGGCACACTTTAGGATCCTAGGCAACGACAAACAAATGCCATATGGTACTTCGGTTCTAGAGCCAGCACGACGAATTTGGAGACAGCTTACTTTAATGGAAGATGCGATGATGGCTTATCGAGTAGTAAGATCTTCAGAACGCAGAGTATTTAAAATTGATGTCGGAGCGATTCCGCCGCAAGATGTCGAACAGTATATGCAGAAGATTGTTACTCAGCTTAAACGGCACTCTGTTGTTGATCCTAGTACCGGTCGCGTTGATTTGCGTTATAATCCTATGAGTATCGAAGAAGATTATTATATTCCAGTCCGCGCAGGATCTGTTACTGATATTCAGTCCCTTGCCGGCGCTCAAAACATTACAGCGATTGACGATATAAAATATCTACGCGACAAACTCTTTTCCGCTCTTAAAGTCCCTCAATCTTATTTATCAATGGGCGAAGGTGCATCTGAAGATAAAACTACATTGGCTCAAAAAGATATACGTTTTGCACGTACTATTCAGAGATTACAACGTGTTATCATTGCAGAACTTACAAAAGTTGGAATTATCCACCTTTATACTCTTGGGTTTCGCGGTGACGATCTATTAAGCTTTGAATTAGCTCTAAACAATCCAAGTAAAATTGCTGAGTTACAAGAACTGGAACATTGGAAAACAAAGTTCGATATTGCTGCTTCTGCAACTGATGGATATTTTTCGCGAAGATGGGTTTCTGAAAGAGTATTTGGGATGTCTCATGAAGAGTTTATGCGTAACCAAAGAGAAATGTATTATGATCGTGAGCATGATACCAGATTACAACAAATTGCCGAAGCAGCAGCTAGCGATGGTATGGGCGGCGGATTAGATCTCGGTGGTGATATGGGAGATCTTGACTTAGGAGGCCCAGAGGAAATGGAAGCTGCTGATGCTGGTGGAGAAGCTTCCGCTGCTCTAGACGGTGACAATTTAGATCTAGGTGATGAAGGTGGAGGCGACGATTCTCCATTATTAGCGGTACCACCGGGTTCTCGTAACTCTCCTCGTTTAACTCGGAGGTCAAAAGGTCGTTTAACTCGGAGGTCAAAAGGTCGTTTAACTCGGAGGTCAAAAGGTCGTTTAACTCCGGGGGCAAATGGAAATGTTTATCACCCAAAGAAAGTAGATCGTCGTAATGCCGGTGCTAGAAGTAGACATTTTGCAGCACAATATTCACAAGAAAAAAGTAGCAATACACGTAGAAACATTTTTCCGGGAAACGAAATAACTGGTTTAGCAAAAGCCGGTATTTATGCTGAAAATGACACTACTTATAATAAAGCAGATAGGGAAGAAGAAAAGAAATTATTCGAAGTCACCAATTCTGTTCGTGAATTGTTAGACAGCTTAGATAAAAAAAGCAATATTTTATTGGAACAAACAAATGAAGATTAAGCATAATAAAAAAAGAAACACCGCATTTGTCTATGAAGCGCTTATTCGCGAAGCGACTGTTGCTATAGTAAAACAAGATAACGAAAGAAAAAATAAAGTTTTTTCATTAATCAAAAAGCATTTCGCCGTCAATACCGAACTTTATAATGATTTAGAGTGCTATCGTTCTCTTTATGAAAACACAGTCGCGACAAAAGAAATAGCTAATAAGATTTTAGTTGAAGTAAGATCACAAAAAAGATTAATCGACCCGGAAGGATTATTCAAACAACAAACAGAGTTAATCCATGATATCAACAAAGAATTAACCTCAGAAACTTTTAATAATTTTGTACCGAACTACCGATGTTTAGCAACGATTCAACAGATTCTATCAATAAAATCCTCTCCAAAAACAAAAGTTATGTTGGAGGGAGAAATTATTAATAACATGGTAATCATAAAAGAAAATAAAAAAGATATGCCAGCAATAGATAACCTGACTTACCGAAACTTTGTTAATAAATTTAATGAGAAGTATGATAATAAACTTTTAAAGGAACAAAAGGAACTGTTGACTCATTATGTCGCATCTTTTTCCGACAACTCTTTACAGCTTAAGATCTTCTTAAACAACGAAATAGAAAGGTTAAAAGGAAAGATAAAAGAAGCCGAATCTATTTCTTATATAAAAGAAGATAAAGACATGTTAAAGAAAGCACAATTAGTTATTAACAAATTACAAGGATTTTCTAAGGAAACCATTAACGAAAATATTTTGCTGACTGTATTAAGCAGCCAGTCATTAGTTGAGGAGATTTATAATGGCGATAACGATTAGAGTTGGCGACAAAGCCAATCGTAAATTGGTTACTTTAGAGATGGATATCCGTAAAAGCTTAAGCGGAGATTTAATGATTTTCGATCATGGCGACATTGACATAGTGTTGTCTACTGCAACCAATAAAGTGACAGCTTTTCCGAAAGAAGTTTTAAGTGATTATGTATATGGAGCACAAAACCGACTGTTTTCTTTTTTAAAGAAAAGAGGTACCATAATACCAGAGTCTATTCGTGCCGGTGCTTTTTATGGCTCATATGAAGCAACGTTGCAGACTCCAGCAAATGAGAATTTAAGTGCAGCCAAAATGACACTAGTTAATATTTCAGAGTTTATCAATGAAGAGCGTCCATATTTTGAAGCTATGGAAGCATATGTTGCTGACGCTGATTCTGAGTATGTTGATCCTGGTAAAGAAAAATCAACAGAGCTTGGCGAAGTACCACAATCTTCTGAGAAAGGTTCTATGCGTTATATCAGAGATGCGTCGGCTCATTATCTCTATACAATGTAAGAAAATAAAATATGTCTAAAGATATGAAGTTAATAATGGAAAGGTGGGATGGTTTTTTAAACGAAGCTGTTGATCAGGAAAAGTTAGCCGATGTAATCACTAAACTTAAAAGTATTGAGGGCAACACCCCCACCGCCGCCGATCTTAAATTCTTAGTTGACTATATTGCTAGAGATATAGCAAGTGGAAATGCTTTATCAAAAGAGGTGTCGGCTGCGGCAATGGCATCCGGTGTGGATTTGGCTGCTGATTTAGCGGGAGTGGGATTGGTAAAAAATGCCAGCAAATTTCTAGCAAATGTTGCGAAAAGAGCGAAAGTTAAAAGAACCGATACGGCTGGAGTCTTGGCTAGTCTAATGTTTGTGGATGATATTGCAGCATACAAAAACCCTATTTTAAATATAATGAATGTTCATGATGCTTATGAGGGTTCAATTAATCCCCTTTTAAACGGACCTTTTGTTGTTTATGCAATGGAAAAGCTGAATGAACTTTCTGATGATACAGTGCTCGATAGCACCTGGGGTACCGAAACAATGCAAAACTTTTTAAGTGATGAAAGATCACTGGAAACAAAACCGAGAGTATAATGGAACTTTTATATTTTATTTTAATCGCATACGGTCTAACGCAGATATTGGTGTTCTCGGATATGCCAATGTTAAAAAAACTAAGACCGAAAAAAGAGTCTTACAACGGATATGGTAAGATTTTTCATTGTCCGATGTGTTGCGGGTTTCACGTTGGTTGGTTTTTAGTGTTACTTTCTCCATGGACAGAACTATTTACCTGTGATGTAACATTTATCAATATGTTTCTTTTCGGTTGCCTGTCATCTGGAACGTCTTATATTCTAAATATGGTATTTGGAGACTCTGGAATCCAGTATTCCCAAAACATACAAGCAATCAAACCAATGCTCTTGAAAGAAGATAAAAAATGAAAATATCAAAACAAAGACTATTACAAATTTTAAAAGAAGAAGTGACAAAAGAAAAAGCTACTAAGTTAAACAGCTTAAGCGTTTCTGCTAGCGCGATGAAAGACGCTGATTTGAATAGAGCCAAACAAACCGGTGATGAGACAACTCCTCAAGAAACCGGAATTATTAATCAGATAGAGGATTTTTTAGCTAAATTGGCAGAAACTCCCGGTGTAGATTTGGCACAAAAGAGATCCGTATTAGAAAGAATTTTAAAGTTACTCCAACAGAATGTTGCCGGTAATATGAAAGGAGAGCAAAATGCATAGATGGATGTTACAACCTGTACGTCGCTGCAAAAGCGGCTGCTGACTCGCGCCGGTAGCGCCGGCAAAAACTATTGAGGAACAACAATGTCTAAAAAATTATTAAGAGAATTTTATGCGTTATGTGAAGGCGGTGTCTGTAAAGATCTGTTGACAGAAGACGAGAAGCGCTTTATCAAAGAGGGTGGAATGATCCTCTCTGGTATTATGCAAAAGTCTGATACACAGAACGGTAACGGTCGCGTTTATCCGCATAGAATTCTAGAAAGAGAAATGAAAAACTATCAGAAGCTAGTTAAAGATAAGAGAGCACTAGGAGAACTGGACCATCCCGATGATTCAGTTATTAACTTAAAAAATGCCTCTCATATGATAACTGATGTTTGGTGGGATGGAAAGAATGTTATGGGTAAGGCGAAAATCCTTGAAACTCCGTCTGGTAAAATTCTTCGTTCTCTTGTTGATAGTGGTGTTACTCTTGGGATATCTTCTAGAGGAATGGGTTCGGTCAATGAATCAAACGGACAAACTGTAGTTGAGGATGACTTTCAGTTAATTTGTTTTGACTTTGTTTCAGAACCATCGACTCCGGGTGCCTTCATGATGAAGGAAGCCAAAGATTATAATAATAAAGTTTTTACAAAAGCGGATAGAATCAATCGGCTATTAAATGAGGTTTTAGATGAAAAAGAATGATTTAAAAAAAATGTTAAAACCTCTTATTAAAGAGTGCGTCAAAGAAATGATTCTTGAAGAGGGTCTTCTTACAAACATCGTATCGGAGGTTGCAGCCGGCATGCAAGGAAATCTTGTAACTGAGTCTGTACAAACTCAACCAAAACGAGTGAGAGAGGTAAACGAAAATCATAACAGAAAAAGACAATCTGATGAAGCTCGTAAAAAAATTCATGAACACCGTCGTCGCTTAATGGATTCTATTGGTAAAGACGCATATGGTGGCGTTGATTTATTTGAAGGAACTGAACCGATTAAACCACAAACAACTAATGGTCCCGGCGCAGTAGATCTTGGAGATCCTAATGACTCCGGAGTAGATATCAATTCAATATTAGGAAACGCAAAAAGTATTTGGAAGGCAATGAAATGAGTAAGAAATATTCGAATGTAACGGTAAAAGCTAGACATTGTGGAAACAATGTAGAAAGAATGATTCGGCGTTTTATTAAGAAAACAAAGAAAGAAAAGATTCTAGAAGAAGTAAGAGAGCGAAGATATTATAAAAAGCCCTCTGAAGTTCGTAGAGAAAAAATGCGTAAGTCAGACCGTTTAAAGGCTAGAGAAGCAAGAAAAGAACAAGCTGCGGCAGAAAAACGCAGAAGAAATAATAAGTAACTATTTAAGTTATAAGAGGAGAATATAGATGGCTACGTACAAAGCAAATAGTTGGGGAAGAACCAGAGGACCAAAAAATCTTGCAGGAGCAAATGGTACTGCTGTCGATGTATATGCTAACACCAACGATCTAGTCGGAATAACAGCATCTACAGTCGGTTATTTAACTGAAAATCAAAGATATCTTCATGTATTGGTCGAAGATGCGACTACATCCGATGATCCTACTGCTGTAACTATTTTTGGCTATTGTCACGCATTCCAGCGCTGGTTTGAAATACCGGAGTCTGAGGCTGGAGGAGAAGGACAAAATACTGCAAATGCCGCAGCTTCAATTGATATTGGTAATATTGCAAGAACGCCAGCTAACCAAGTCCCAAGTGATAGAGAATACCGACGCTACGAGATAGTAGGAATAGACAGAGTAGCATTTGTTAACGGAACCCCGGCACAAGTTAACGTTTTTGCTGCATGCAGCACTTTTTAAAAGGAAATAGTTAATGGCTAATTTTAACTGGACATTTGTTAACGTCGATGGAGTAGTAAATGTTAGTGCTATTTCAGCGTCTTCTTATGTTTCTGCCTCTACATTTCATGGTGACGGCTCTGGCTTAACCGGAGTAACCGGTGAATGGGATGGAACTTTAACTGGAAATGCTATAATAACAGGAAACTTAAGCGCGTCTTTAGGTTTGACCGGCTCGTCTTTAAGGACAGCCACAACTATAATTGACAGCACACATGTCTCTAGTTCATTAAATATATCCGGCGCTGCTTTTTATGGCGACGGAAGCACTTTAAGTGGAATATCTGCCGGCGCAATTACAACATATAATACTTCTGGAGACAATAGAGTTATAACCTCAGTAGATTCTAGTACAGTACAGGGAGAAGCGAGCCTTACTTTTGATGGCAGCAAACTTTCTGCTGTTGGTCAGATTTCAGCCTCTCTGGGCGTTACTGGATCTTCAGTACGAACATTAAATACTGTAATAGACGCCACCCATGTTTCAAGCTCTCTTAACCTATCAGCGTCGGCATTCTACGGCGACGGAAGCACCCTTAGCGGGATTATAAATTCTTATGCCAACTCAGGTAACAATAGAATAATCACCTCTGTAGATGCTGCTAGCATTAATGCAGAGGCTAACTTAACGTTTGATGGGAACGATTTATTAGTTGCTTCTTCTACAGCTAGCCGGCCTAGATTTTTTATTACAAATCAAAATGCCGATGAAAACCCCAGCCAAATAATATTCAACAAAACTAGTTCATCGCCGGCAGAAAACGATACAATTGGTAGAATGGTTTTTCAATCATATGATTCAGCCGGAAACCCAACGGTATATGGTCAGATAGAAGGAGATATTAAGAAACCTAATTCCGGAGCAGAACGCGGCAGAATTAAATTAACAGTTGCTGAATTTGATGGAACGTTAACTGAAGGATTAACTATTCAGGGTTCAAACGCAGACGGAAAAGTAGATATATCAGTGCCTAACGGAAGTTTAAGTTTAACAGACAATAATAAGCTTTATTTTGGCAATGCTTTTGACGCATCAATTGAATATGACGAAGCAGTTTCTGATAAGTTAATAATATCTGGTGCTCATGGAGGAATTTACGTTAGTGGTTCCGGAGGCTTAACTGTAGCTGTAAATGATGGTTTGACAGTAACATCAGCTACTAATGATAACCCAATAATCACTGTAGAAAATAATAGTGACGGTGTTGGCGGTGGTCAATTAAATTTTGTAAGAACAACAACTGATGAAGCGGCTAATGATATCATTGGTTCAGTTAATTTTATGGCTAAAGATTCTGCTGGCAACGATCATATATATGCAGCAATACAAGGGTTAATCGATGATCCTACATCCGGTGGTGAAGAAGGTCGATTAATATTTAACGTAGCTGAGTTTGATGGAAATCAACAAGAAGGATTTAGGATCGAAGGACAAGCTGTTAACGGAATAGTAAATGTCATAGCATCTAATGGTTCAATACAAATGAAAGATCTGGGTACAGCCGGAACAACTCCAGCATCCGGATTTGGAGGGTTGTATGTTAATGGAGATAACCTTTATTTTATTAATGACAGTGGAACATCTGCACAACTTAACGCTGGCGGTGGGGCCTCTACAGCCTATAACTCTTTTACCGCGAACTATACTGTCACAACAGATCATGACATTATGGGTATTATAACAACCGGTTCTGCGATTACAGCTTCATTAGCTTCAGCCGCTACTTATGCTGCTGGTCAAAAGTTCATATTCAAAGATGTAAGTGGAAGCTGTTCTGGTTCAAATCATATTGTGATTAGTGCTAGCCAAAATCACGTTGGTCAAAATATCGACGGGCAAGGAATTTTAAAAATACAGTCCGGATATGGTTCAATAACACTGGCTTCCGATGGTGTTGCTAGCTTTTATATTATAGGTACAAATTAATGGCAGCTTTAGTTTCAGGTTCTAACGAGTGGACATTAGTTACAGATGTGACAAATTATTCTTCAGTTGATTTAGGGTTTGTCAATTTAACTGACACATCTACTTGGACGAAAATTGACGTTAACTCTGACATTAAAACTTTGGCAATAAGCGGAAGTAACTATAATAAGATAACAATGAATGCTATGACTGGTAGTACAAATAACTGTTGGATTAATGGAACAGTTTGTGATGCTCCGCGCTGGCATACTCCTCTTTACGTTACAGATTCTACCGGTCAAAATATTAGAGCAAAAAGTGATGATACTTTAGCTGTAGTTATAAAAATAGAAAGAGGAGATGTTATAACTGATACATGGGCCTCTGGTATTGTTTTTGGGATCTGTGTGGATCCAACTTCAAATACTTTATCAACTCTTAACGGAGCCGGTTCTATTTTTTCTAATACAGCAACCGCTGTTCCGGATTACGGTGTTTGGACGATGAACTCTGCTACTGTCGGAGGAACAAATTCTGCTACTGGAGCCTTTGTGACCTCAATATTAGCCGCTGGACTTGTACAGTCAACAGCAGTGATAATAAAATCAGATGGTACACTCGATAATAAAACTAGTAGAAACAATAACTCTTCTGCCATGAGTACAAACCAAGACCTATCTTTAATTGTAGGAGTTGGTACTAGAACAGCCTCAGATGCAGTGCTAGAGGATGAAGATACTTCTTTTAGGTTACAATATAAAGCTATTCGATTAGTATCGGCATAAAAAGGATAAAAAATGAGCAATATTAAAGTTGATTATGAACAAATATCAATTAATTCTGTGTCTTCAGCAGATTGTAATGGAAATGATTTTCAAATCGATGCCTATGTTATACCGGTAACTATTCCTTTAGATGAACTTTCTACTTTAATAGGAAACTTTAATATAGAAGATCCCAATAGTCCAGATGCAGAAACATGTCTTGAAATAACTCGTATAATATTATCTGCTTTAAAGATTAAAATTGAGCAAGGATAAGCTGTACCTAATGCATTCTGGCTTGCAAAGTAATTTTATGAATAGTTCTTTTTATAACATTAGGAACTATTTATTTTCGTGATTAGGAGATTTTTATGTCAAGTTTATTGAAGGAAGCAATCGTTGATGCTAAAGCTTTGAGAGAGGCTGCATTAAAAAATGCGGAAAATGCTGTTATCGATAAATATTCCAATGAAGTTCGTAAGACTTTAAATGCTTTATTAGAGCAAGAAGATGTTTTAGGAGATATGGAAAACCCAGAAGAATTATCACCGCAGTCGGCTACTGATGATTTAGAATTATCACCGCCGAAGGCTACTGATGATTTTGATGATGTTGGCACCATACCTTACGCGGCAGAGAATGGATTATCTTCTTTTACAGGTAGCGAAAACTTAAAAAACTCTTTAAAAGAGAAGGAGTTAACGACTGTAACATTAGATTTAGGCGCTTTGCGTGAGCATGTACAAAAGATTAATGAGCAAAAAGAAGAAGTTCTTGAAATAGAAGATAATAAAAAACCAGATGCCATTATGAAAGAAGAAGACGATGAAGTTGAGATCGAAGAAGAAAAGGGATTAAACTTGGAGTCTTTGACTAATGCCATTGTTGAAAAACTTACTGTCGATATGGGCGCTGATTTAGCCGGTTGGGCTGGGCGTTCTTCCGATAATATGATATATCAAATGGAAAAAGAAATGGCTCATCGTAGAACAACAGAAGTCCAAGAAGAATTAGAAATTTTAAAGAAAGCACAGGAAGAGCTTGTTTTTGAAAACAAAAAACTCACCAGTGAACTTTCAAAATATAGAACCGCAATTGGTGAGATGAAAGAAAGTGTTAATGATATTAATCTTTCTAACGCTCGCCTACTTTATACCAATCGAGTATTGAGAAATACCTCCTTGAATGAGCGACAAAAAGAACAAATTGTCGAAGCTATTTCAAAATCTGATTCGGTAAATGAAGCAAGAACGATATATAATACACTTCAAAGCACAGTGAAATCTACACCTAGTCGTGGACCTAGATCACTGAGCGAAGCAATTAATCGCCCTTCTTCACTTATTAGAGCGACTCGTAAAGAGTCCAAAGAGCCAAATGACGTATTCGCAGAGCGAATGAAGAAGTTGGCAGGCATTAAATAACATTATTTTAGGAGGTATTAAAATGTCTAGTATAGTAGAAAGATTGACCGAAGGTGTTGTCAATCGTGATATGAAGGCCGAAGGAAACGCAATTGTTCGTAAGTGGCAGCGTACCGGTCTTCTTGAGGGTCTTGCCACAGACCGTAAGCGCGCTTCCATGGCTCGTTTGCTTGAGAATCAGGCTAAGGAGCTTCTTCGCGAGTCTTCCAGCATGGCTGCTGGTGATGTTGAAGGTTTCGCTTCTGTAGCTTTCCCAATTGTTCGTAGAGTTTTCGCTGGCCTTATCGCCAATGATCTCATCAGCGTTCAGCCAATGAGTTTGCCAGCCGGCCTCATTTTCTTCCTTGACTTTGTGTTCTC